AGAGAGAGGATCTTGTGCTACTAATTTATCGTAAGTTTCTTTACTTATTTCTAAGTATATTATTTCATTTGCTTTTTTACAAAAATATCTTCTAAATTCTGTGTTTTGATAGTCTTGTTGTGTTGGTAAGGTAGCAAAGTAAGATGGGATGTAAATTATCTTTGTTTGATTTACTTTTTTTAAGATTAAATATTCAGATATGCTTCTTCCTTCACCATAATTTAGCATAACCGGATCTGGATCTTTAGGAAATAAAGCTATAGTTGAAGTTGCATTTTTACCACTAGATAAAAAATTATCTTCATTGTAAACTATTTTTATTAATTTTTCAACTGGGGTATCTTGAGGTGTTTTACCTGTAAAATATTCATCTTTAGAATTTTTCCAGTAATTTCCTTTATACTCTTGGTTTGTACTTGCATATACAAATTCGCTCCCATTAGTATTTAAATTGGTTGTTATTTGAGATAATGGATAATATGACATTTTTATAATGTTTTAAGCATTTCAATTAATTCTTTTTGAGGAAACACATCACTTTTATCTTTTCTAATTGAGTTATGAGAATATAAACCCGGAACACCAGAAACAGCGTCTGGGCTTATTCCTCCATTTGGGGGAAATAATCTATCATAAGATTTTTGACCCATCCATTTAATCGGAATATTATGTTTTATTGACCATTTTAGTATTAAAGTTTTAGTAGCTGCTATCTGAGCAGGCGTATATTTTTGATAATATGCATGATTTTTATATGGTTTTGGTAATCCATTTATATCTACTGCTAATGCCGCTTGACTAGCAGGAACTTCATCACCATAAGCATTATAAAATTTACCATTCTTTTGTGTTAAACATCCATACGCATTTATTTCAACTGATAGTCCTGAGTTTTGTGGGATTGCACCCGCTCCAGCATGATATGAAACATATTTATCATCAAATAAATATTCAATGTGTCCTGCAGCATCAATTACTGTATGGGTGGATACTCCTCTATCATTTAATATACCTATTGTTTGTTTACCTTTATCTGCTTTTTGATCTCCAGCTGTATGATGGAGGTAAATTTGAGTTTTAACAGTTGTCCGGTTACTACCAAAAGCACTAGTACTAAAATCAAATCCACTTGGAAATGTTTTTACAGTTGGTACTGCAGTTTGAGTAGTTGAAGTATTGGTAGAAGTAGCAACTTCTGCAAATTTACCTTTTGAAATAACTAATGATTCTATTTTAGTGAACCATTTATTGTCTGCTATATCATGAGTAACTCCTTTAATTAAAAACTCAACATTTTCAGGGTAATTTGAAGGTAAAAAATCAGTATCAACAGTAAATTTACTATATATTTTCATTCCTGATAATCCATCCATTGTTAATGACATATTGAATGGTATAAATCCTGTGCCTGTAGCTAATGATTTTTGTTGGGCTACATCATTTGGATCTATTCCTTTTTCAAGAAGACTAACAGTATATTTTTTAGAAGCAATTTGGTCTTCCATTTGTTTAATATTAAGAATAGTACCTTTATAAGCGTCTACATCTGAAATATTCATTGTGGGTTCAGATGGAAGATCACTTAATTCTTCTAACCAATCGAAATAATCTGATAAAGTTTTGTCGTATCTTGTTTTAAGAGCATCTAATTCTAATGATTGAGTAGTTAAAGTATTTACAATATTTTGTTGTTGTTCTTTTGCTTTTTGTTTTAATGCGTATGTATCTAAAATTTCTTTCTTATATCTATCACTTAATCCAACATTTAATTTAGATAATGCTGTTGATTCAGATCCTACTACTGATCCATTTGCTGCTGCTCCAACTGTTATCATTGTAGCTAATTCTGGGGTAAGTTCTGTTGTAAAACTAAAATCTTTAATAAATGAAGCATGACTAGCTCCATTATATGTTGACATTGAACTAGCAGGATCTGATGTATTGTATCCATATAAATCAAATGAGGCTAATTTAGTAGATAAATTAACTTGATTTGGGTAAAATCCATTGATTTTAGACATTACTTCATCATTATTGGGTAATGGGTTTGCATCTATAATTTTAATTGTATTAGTAGATTCATCTATTATTGGTTCTAAAGCATTTAAACTACCTAATCCCTCATTTACACCATCTAGTATTCCTTTTAATAAGTCAAATAATGATGTTTTGTTTTTATTATCTTTTAATTCATCAATTTTATTTAATATAAATGCCATATTAACATATATATTCATTATATTACCATATTCTAACCCTTGAGATGTATCACTATAATCTGGGTCAATAAATGGAGAACAATTTCCTGAGAATGGTACATCTTCAAATGTTTTCCAAAATAATCCCTGTATTATATTTATTGTTCTTCCAACAATACAAAGTCTTGGATCTACTCCTACTTGCCATTTATACGCATACATTAAATTTGTATTCTGGTCGTAATCAATATTTAATAATGGAGAATAGTCTTTTAAACTAGAATCAGCTGGGACACATTTAGGTATTAAATAATTCTGAATATATGATAAAAATGTACCTAATCTAATATAATAAGTTTCATCAGCACCATCTTTATCGTCCCACGGAATAGAAATAGCATCTACAACTTTTATAATATTGCCTTTCTTATCATAAACTTTAAACATATCCGAAGATATATTTTCTGATATAAGAGGTGCAAGGTATTCATCTATATAATGGGTATCAAATACTGCGTCCCATCCCCATTTTGCAAATCCGCCTATTTTTGTTAATGTATTATCGAATTTAATACTTTCGTTTTGCTCTTTAATAGTATTAGCTCCTATATCTGAAAATGAAAAGGTTATTGATTTATCGGTTTTATCACCTTTTACTCCTACTCCCGATACTAATTGATATTTGCAAAAGTAAAAGAATTGTCCTATTGAACTTTTCTTAGCATACCAATCAATTAAATCTCCATCATCCTCAGGTTTTTCTTCTGGTTTTTTAGTAGCAGGATCGGTATTTAAAGTATCTTCTATAATAGCATTAATCTTTAAAGACTCAATTATATCTCCACTACTTATTAAATCTAAAGTAATATCATAACTTCCATCTTTTAAAAATGACCAACTAAAGTTTTTTACTTTAGCAAACATTGCATCATAATTTCCTACTGATTTTGCTCTATTTTTATCTATTTTTTTAAGAAAACTATTATATGATTCACTACCATTTAAAAAATCATAAGCTAAACTATTATTAGTATTAGTTTGTAAAACCCCTTTATTATCAAAATACATTGAATTTCCCCATTCTAAAAGAACTGAGTATCCTAAGCGTAAATATAAAACATCAATGATTTCCATTTGTGCTTTATTAAATGCTTTCATTTTAACAGTTGCCTGTCTTAAAGACCCTCTATTTTCATGAGTAACAGATACGGTTTGAATACCCATCATAGGACTAATACCAAATTCGTTTCCTCCTATTCCATAGGCGTTATTACCTCCTAAAGGATCATTTTGAAAATTTATTCCTCCTCTTTGTTCGTTTGTAGTTGAATCTACAGTACCATTAAATAGGACATATTTTCTAGCTAACTCAGACCCAGTAAGACCTAGTTTTTTTATAGTTGGGTTATTAATAGCTTCAATTTTATCTATATTTGTAGATGAAATTAATTTACACCAAGCTGTATTAGCATTTAAATATATTATTTCCTCAGATGATCTTGTAGTATTTGAATATCCTGATCCATAAACTTTTTGACGTTGTTCAATTTGTTTTATAATCCCATCTGGAAAGCCTTCTCCTAATAAATTCATTTTTAATAACTATTCAATTGTTTAAAACTATTTAAAACATCAGCATAATTAGCTGGGATTCGTATTTGTATTCCTTCAGGTATAATTAATGAATCTTGAGGTAAATCTGAAGGTAAAGACGTTCCTGCTACTGCTGTATTAGCAATAGATATAATCCACCATAATGATTGATTACCATAATATTGATTTGCTAAAATATCAAATCTATCTCCTTGCGACGTATAAACATATGTATCATCATCTGACAACGGTATTTCAGGGTATCGAGTCGTTTGATAATTTGGTTTTTTATCCGTTTTTATAATTTTTATGGGCTGATATCTATTCATTTATTTTTGTGTTATAAATTTCTTAGTTAAAGGATCATATGTTAAATTATTATTATTAGTTTGACCAGCAGTAATACTTTTATTTAATGGTGTAGTTGAAGCCGGTACAGCAATAGTTAAAGCGGTAGCAGCGGCTAGTGGAGGAAGTTGTGGTATTGGGTTTAATATAGGTGTTGGGTTTGGTGAAGGAGCGGGGTTTGGATTAGGTGCAGGTACAGGATCCGGTTTAGGATATTTAGCTATAGGACCATAATTGTTATTTGTTCCTTGATTCAGTGCTATATATCTTTCTTTACCATATGTATTTTTATCTGTTAATATATCTCCTTCTGGGTTGTAATTTACAATTTGTTTTCTTGGTACAAATGTATGAATAGGAGTAAAACTAAATCCACTAACTTTAATAGTATGTGGTAGCTCTTTAACTGTATTATCTGATCCACCAGTATCATTTATACCTATTTCCCAAGTAGCATTGTCGTCATTCATATCATAACTAAATCCATTTATTATACCTGGTTGTTCATAAAAATATCCTCCAACAGTTAAAGTTACTATGTTACCTCTCATGTATCCATTATTACTATAATCGGGTGTACATATTGAAGCTAAATAGTTTAATTTTTTATACATTGGAATAAGTTCTGCTTTTGATTGAGCAGCTACTGTCCAAGATAATGAAACTTTTCTGTCAAACCCACCGTAAGTGTAGAAGTTTTCACCTCTTCCTATATATTTTGTACCATTCCAATCAGCAGAATATGCATCTGATATTTGATTTAAAAATGCTCTAAAATGGATATATGTTTTTAAACTAGGGTTATCATTATCTATGACTCCAATTCTAAATTTAACTAAATCATTTCCATTTTTCTCATCTGGTGTGCTATCTGAATATATAGGTAAAGCATTAATTTTATCATATGATGTAATAGATGCATTTCCTCCAGATTTTCCCACTACTTCTCCACCACCTACTCCATTTGTATAACTTAATAAGTTTTTGTTAGATCTATTTCCTGGGTCTCCTAAATTAACTCTTTTTTCTATATTTTTAGCATCTGGTCCTGAGTAATCAGGTGATTGTATTAATGCATTATTGTTATTTATGTTTGAATCTTTAAATTCTTTTCTTAATTGTTTTCTAAAATCACCTGGGGTAGTAATACCTTTTCTTCCTATATAATTTGAAATACCATCTTGAGAATTATCCTTTGGAATTTGAATTAAATCTTGTAAAGTATATGTAATAGTACCATTATTGTTTTGATCTAAAAGATTTTCAGTATTATTATCTACATTTGAAGATATAATACTTGGTAAATTATCATTAAATGGAATAAATGGAATATTATATTTTTCTGATATTATACCCCATATATTTGATAAATATAAAAATCGATCTGCGTTTTCTTGAGTAGAAATAGGGACACTCTTGAATTCTCCTGCTCTAGTTAAATATTCATTTAAAGGTATTCTACGATTATAACCAAAGAATTTATATGGATTATCTTTTAGTAGTGGGTTATTTACACCTGTTCTTTCACTAGCACTTGAACCTGCAAAACGAATATTTGTATTACCAATACCTAAAATAGATCCCGGACCCCCTTTATATGTTAATATATTATTATTTGAAGAAGAAATATCATTACCAGCATATTTATTAATGTTATTTAATATTTTAACATCATATAATTGATATAATCTATTAAGACGATATGCATTATTAGTATCGACTTGAGTAGAAAGTACTCTTTCAGAATATGTACTAATCCCACCTACTCCACCAAATGGATTTAATCCTTGCTTATTAACATGTAATCCAAATGCTACTCCTCCTGCTTCAATTAATGTAGATAAAGGTGTATAAATGCCTTCATTTAAAAGTCCTGTACTTGATTGAGTACGAACAGCCATCCTAGAAAGTAAATTTTGTTTAATAGTAAATAATAAACCACTTGGATTTCTTATATCTGTAAAATATTTACCTAATCTAACTACATCTAAAGCTGAGTTAGTCAAAGCTTTACTTCCACCTCTTAAGATGAAATCTTGGTTTAAATAACCAAATTCTCCTATTTTTTCAGGGATAGGAGTTTTAATGTATGGTTGATTACTACTTCCACCACCAATCCTATCATGTCCGAATTTATTATCTTTTAAATTAGATGTAAGATTTATTAATGGCATATTTAAAGAATATATGAGTTTATATAATCAGAATAAGTTTTTTTAGGGTTAAATGATTGCTCAAATTTAACTGAAGCTGACGAAGGTGATGCAAAATATCCTCTAACAGCTGATGTATGGTTTGTTGTTGGAGGATAAATTGTAGGGTCAGTTAATGATTTATACGGTATTCCTCCATTTACTCCTGGTTCTTCAACATCTAAATTAGTAATATTAAGAGTATTATTTAATCCAGTAACTGGAAGTGTAGGTACAATATTTAAATAAGTATTAGTAGCGCTATATACTTGGCTAAAATTAACTATTTCCCCACCTGGATTAGCAGTTGTAGTGGGTGTACCTGTAACCGTAGAAGGGTATTTAGTTACCAAATCCGTATCAAGAACATGTAATTGTACTTGACTAGAATTATATAGATCTAATAAGCCCATTATCCTGGTAGACTGTCAGTATACTTTGGTGGTGTTGCTCCATTTAAATCTAAAAGTGAAGGTAATGGTAATGTATTAGTTACACCGTCATTATATGCTTGAAATGCTGTATTAACAGCTGAAAAATCATTTCCATTTAATGAATAACCTGGTTGGTTACCATTTACATGAAGTTTTGATAATTGTGTTGCTCCAGGGTTAATTACTGGGGTTGTGCCGCTACCATATGATAATGGTGAGCCTACTGTTGTTAATTTATCTAAAATTCCCATTTTATATTATTTTAATTTATTATAAATATTATGATTATTGAAGTTTATATGTATTCATAGCAACAGATGTTCCAAATTTAGTACCATTCATACTATTTTCTACTACTACTGGTTTATTGTTTGATTTTGATGATTCTTGTCGTAATGCTCGTAATTCTTCTAAAAGTGGAGATAGATCTTGTTGTGGTTGTGCTTGTGGTTGAGAAGAATTGCCTCTATTATTACCTACTTTTATTCCACCATCAGCTCCATACATTGTTTTATCTTTACCCATTAAATCAGTACCTACTTTTATTCCACCATCAGCTCCATACATTGTTTTATCTTTACCCATTAAATCAGTACCTACTTTTATAGTACCATCAGCTCCATACATTGCTTTATCTTTAGGATTTAATTTAACTGCACCAAATTCACCAAACATAATCGGACCTCCACTTGGATCTATTTCACCATCTTTCATAGATTTTAAAGCAGCATATCCTGCTACTGCGGCCGCAACTGCCACTGCTGTTCCTATTCCTAATGTCATAGCAGATACACCCATTAATTCGGCAGCTGCTGTTGCCATAGCTTGGACTAATCTAATTGCCCCCATAGCTATATTTTTTACTATTCCAGCTCCTTGAGCTAAAATAGAACCCACTATAGTATTTTCCATAACCATTCTAAATCCAGTTTGTACAGTAGTAGCAACATATTTAATTAAATTTTTTCCTAAATTCCATCCCTGCATAACCAATTTACCAAGTATGGTTTCTTCCATAGCTGCTCTAATTGATGTAAGAATATTGTTTCCAAATAATCTGTTATATTGGTATGTTTGAGCAGCATTTTGTAAACCTAAAGTAGCTAAAATGCTTTGCCCTAAACCTAATTTAGTTGTTTCAAGAGTAGCTTGGGTTTGGTTTTGAGCTATTTTTGTAGCGTTTTGAGCAATTAAAAATGTATTTATAGCAGTCATTCCTTTAGAAACAACACTCATTCCTTTCATTATACCATAAGGAATAAGTAAATATTTCCCCCACTGTATTGTGTATTTAAGTAAAGTACCTATAACTCCTACTATTGGACCCACAATTCCCATGATGTCAGCAAATACATCAAATACAGGCATTAATGGTTCAATTAATGAAACAAATATTTCTTTTAATTTTTCAATTGTTTGTGTAAATCGTTCTTGTACTGATTGTTGTTGAAATTGGTTAGCTAATGCTTCGTTTCCTAAACGTTTCTTAGCTTCTTCTACTCCAACTTGTTTTACTAAGTTATCATATTTTTCTTTAGCATTTTCACCTTCAACTCCCGATAATGCAACTAATGCTTCTCTATCCATTAAAGATTTTGCTAAATCATCTCTAGTTAATCCAGTTGCTTTAGCAATTGCTTCTTGTTGAATACGATTCATTTTAGAAAATTCAGCTGTGCCTCCTACTTGTTGAAGGATTTCTGCTGAAGCACCTGCTATATCACCATTTATGGCTAATAATCTTGCTTTTTCTAAATTTAAATCTTTACCAGTAATTAATTCGGCTGATAATTCATTAGATATTGATGATTCAAAATCTAGTAAACCTTGAGATATGTGATCGGCTTGTTGTAAATTAATACCAAATTGTTTTGCTTTAAATGCTGCTTCAGCTAATTTTTCTGTTGTTCCTCCAATAGATAATTTAATAGAATCAGAAGTGTTAGCTACCTCTTTTAAAAGTTGTTTAGCATTTATTGTTAATTTATTTTGACCATTTAATGCTGCTACACTACCTAAAAATGATGCGGTATTGTCTTCTAAGTTTCCTCCAGTAGCTAAAGTTAATTTTTGAATACCAGCTAATTCATCATTAGTATAACCTGCTTGTTCTCTTAATTTAGTAAATGTTATTAAGTCTTCTTTATTTAATCTAGCATTAGAACCTAATGTTTGACCAACAGCCATCATTGATTCTTGTAAACCTTTAGTTGTAACAGCAACATCTCCTGACAGATTGGCTATGTCTGTTAATTCCATTCTTAAATTAGCAGCACCATTGTAAGTTAAATCAAAACCTTTAGCTAGATCACCAATAGCACTATCAACAGATTTAAGTGTAGCTATTATTTCTGTAAATACAAATAAAGCTATATTTGCTGGGTTTGTTAAACTTTTAAATACTTGACCTGAAAGATTACTTATTCCTGCTGATAGTCCTTTTATACTACTTCCAGTTCCTTGTGCTGCTTTTTGAGCAGCTTCTAAAGCACTGCTAGTGTCAATTATATCACCTAATATAGGGATCTTTTTTATACCTTTTAAAACACCACTAAATACTCCTAATTTTTTATTAGTTTCTTCTAATGCTTGTTCTATTCCTTCAACTTCTTGTTTTTGCTTTTGAAGTGGTTCAATAGCAGCAAATGATAATTCCTTAAAGTCGTTTTGAAGTTTATTAATTAAATTTTGTTTTTCAATCCTTTCATTTTCACTTATACTAGCATCTTCAGATAATTGTTTTTGGAGACTTCCTATTCGAGTAGTTAAAACTTGTTGTTCAGCTATTTTCTTATTTATCTGGTTTTGGATTTCTTTAGAAGATATTGATTTTTCATTTATTTTTACTTGATTTTTTATTAAATCTTCAGTAATTTTACTTAATGATTTTACAGATCGATTTATATCTTTATAAGTTAAATCAAAAGATCTTGCCTCAGAAGAACCTTCTTTAATTTCATCAACTATATCAGATAATCTACTAGTAAGAGCCCTAAAGCCTTCTTCTAAAGCACCAGTGATTTCACCAATTTCTTCTAATGATTTTTTTGCATCATCTGCTTTTTTCTTTGAATCGTCAGCCATTATATAAGGTATTTATTATAAATATTGGCTATTTGTAAGAAGTTTTAGGTTTGGGGCCGGGTGTTACTGGTTTAGAAACACCATTCCATGCACTGCGATTAACATTACCTGATGAATCTACTAATGTAGATGTATTAGAATTACTTGATGATTTTTCATTCGCTTCGTTTTCTTTATCATAAAATTCCTTAATCTTATTATATGTAAATAAACGAAGCCAACGTGGCATATTGTAGATGATATTCCAATCATATCCACCCCTACCATGAAAACATATTTCATGGATTTGGGTAAATAAATTAGATCTTACTATGGGTGCTGTACTAGAGGTCAGGCCAAAAAAACTTAACCCCAATTGGGATATCGACTCTATTTGAATCACTGGTGGGAAAAAAAGTTAAATCAACATCTGGTTGGCTTTCTTTGATGTGTTTTCTTAATTCTCGAGAATCTCGAGCTAGTAAGTGGTTATCAACAAACTCTCGAATAGTTTTTGTTTCTCGATCTTCATTAACTGAAGTAATGAGATATTTTAAACGTGTAGAAAGTTCTGGGGATGAATTAGTATTAATTTTTTTAAGGCCGTCTAATTCAGCTTGTATCTTTTGTTCATCACCATGAGTTAAGATTTTATAAGTAATGTTTGTGTTGGTAGACGGTAAAGTATAATTGAATTCATTTACACCTTTATTAGAATGTTCAAATGGTTTATTATCAATTTTAGATAAATCAACTGTGTGTTCAACTCCATTATAATCAAATGTATAATCTTTACCATAACCTAATACGCGAGCTGCTACCATGATAGCGTTTTTATCACCTGTAACTAAATCACTATAATTTATTTTAGATACTATTAATGCTTGTAATAATTTATCTAATACATTACCTTTTTGGATATAAGATTGATTAGTTAAAATATCTTCATGTTTAGCAGTCATATAACACATTTCGATTTTTCCACTTGATAATGGATTTTCAGATGTGTATAATAAACCTTTTGAAGGTAATTCAATAATTTCTGTTGGGACGTTTTTTTCCATAGCTTTTATTTAATATAACTTGTTTTGTGATAAATATACGAAAAATAAAGGAGCTCACCAAGTTTAAGGTGAGCTCTTTTTAATTTGTTTTCTTAGAAGTTTAAGATACAATAATCCATTGCAAGCGTTACTGATAATTCTTGAGCTGCTGATTCATCATCCCAGCTGTAATCACCAAAATTTGCTTTAGTAATAAATGCACCTTTAATAATCCATTCAGATACTATATCACCTACAGGTCCTAATACGTTAATAGTTACATCTTTCTTATAAAAATCAGAATAACCATCACGACCAGTAACTGATTCATGATGTAAACGTACCCATTCCATTACTGATTGAGCACCAGATGGAGTGATAGGATCAAACAATGTCATATCAATACTTCCCCATTTAGCTTTACCTTTAATTTTACGGTAAACGTTAATATGATTTAAAGTAATTTCATCCATTGTTACTTCTACAGCACCAATTTTTTTAATAGTATATGAAGGAATTCCATCTACATACATAATAAATCGATTTTTTACTTTCGGTTCAAAAGCTGTAAAGAAAATTTCATTTGGAGATAATATTGCCATTTTATTTTTGTTTTATTTTATTATAAATATATAAGTTTTTAAAAAATCTTCCCCTTTTTAGAGGGGAAGAAATCTATTTCTTTATGCTGGGAAACTTGCTCCAGTTGGTGTAACATTAAAGTCTAAGTAAATGAATTCAGCTGTTTTAGTTGGTTGTAAGTAAATTTGACCTACTAATTCATTTCTATCAATTACATCAGGTGTATTATTAGAATCATCCATAATCACTTTAAATGCATATAAACCTTGTCTTTGTTGAACACTAGTTAAATATGGGTTTACTTGTGATAAGAAGTTATTTCTTGTTGCAATTGTATTTTGTTCAAATACTAAATTATTTGCTACTTGAGAAATATATGATTTTAATGATATTAATAAACGTCTAACATTTACACGATCAAGAGCTGATGCTGCTGTTTGTAATGTTTTTTGTCCGTATACTACAACACCTTGACCTGGGAATGTAGCGATTGGATTTACTTTTCCAGTATATAATGTATCTCTATTTGTTTGAGATAATTTTATTTCTGCTCTAACTACTTGAGATAAACCACCACGATTAATACCTGCTGGAGCGAACCAAGGTTCAGCTACTGTGTCATTATAAGCGTAAACACCTGCAATTACTGTTGATGCTGGACACCAAACAATATTTCCTGTGCTTGGATCAATAACTTGACACCATGGCCAGTATTCAGCTGCATATGAAGTATTTCTAGCTGATGCTTGAGCTACTACTGCAGATACTGTTTTGTTGTAAGCTACTGGATCTAATACAAATATATTATCTCCTCTATTTTGTGTATTTGTAACGATTGTGCTAATTTGACCTGCATAATCTGCATCATATAAACCTGGTGTAAATAATACATTAAATTTATAATCATCAGTGTTGGCTAATAAATTAATCATGTTATCATAACACCCACCTGTTAACCCTTGAGTATCAGTTGAGTTGATGTTTTCATAAAAATTAGCACCACCTTTAATAGTACCTGTAGCACCACCAAATGATCCACTTCCATTTATTGGAATAGAAGATGTGTATTGAGGTTTAGCAATTCCATTATTATCGTAATAATTTGGAGTTGTATTATTTATTGATTTTATAGTTATATAATTTGATCTGTTAGCATAAGAACCAGAATATTCAATTTGGTTTCTTACTGAATTGTAGTTTTCGATTGAATCACCTATTACACGTGAAATGTAATTTGATGCATTTGGATCTAAACTTAATCCTGTCCAAGTTTCTAAAACTGCTGGTTGTAATGTATTATCATTTCCTCTTCTAATTAATAAATCAAATGTTCCTGATCCAGTATTAGCGTTAGTAATTTGCCATCTTAAATTATCAGCTGATCCACTTGCTAATGCACCACTAACTTCAGCACTTGTACTGTTCATTACTACACCTTGTGAAAAAGTTTGTAATGTAAATGAAGATGAATTAATATTAATTGAATTACCCGTTGCTGAACTTGTAGCTGGGGTGTAAGATCCTGTTACTACTCTTGCTATTAGTAATGATTGACCACCATTAACAAAATAATTGTAAGCTGCAATTGATGTAAAATAAGTGTAAGTTTTACTATCATTAGTACTTCCACTTGTGAAAGTAGTACCAAATTTGTTAACAAATTCGTTGTACGTAGTTACGATTGTTGGAACTTCAACTGGGCCTTTAACGGTTGGTCCAATTAATGCTGCTCCTACTGTAACCGGTCTTTTAGATACAAAAGAAGAATCATTTTCTCTTGCTAAAACACCAGGGGATATTAAAGTTTCTGCCATTGTTATTTATGTTTTATTTTGTTATAAATATGGCAGAAACTATTAAAAACTAGTTACTTATAAATTCTCCTTTTTCAAGGTTGATAGTTCCGTCACCATATGTTTTTTGTAACGATTTACCTATTGTTATTTCTTCTTGTTGAAGTTTTTTTAACTCTTCTGTAAGAAATTCTTTTTGTAATTTAATTTCTTGAATTCTTATTTCAGTTAAACCAAATTGTTCAGTTAATTGAATTCGTCTTTCTTGAATCGTTTTTAATGATTGTAACTCTTCTTGTGTTAAAACTTTTGTTTCCATTTTTTTTTGTTTTTTATTTATTTTTTAAAATAGTGATGAACTTATCCATGATGTACCATTATATAAAAAAAGACATGGTGATGATGTTGATACAGAAAAATCAACATACATACTACCTGTATTAGGATTATTAGGTTGGATTATTGGGATTATTAATTCACCTGTTACTTCTAAACTTCCAGATATAATAGCACTTCCGGTATATGGAAAGGGGCCATTATTTACTTCATCTATTACTTGGTTAATTATTGTTCTTGCTACTAAACCAGAATCTCCATTTTGTACGTATGATATACTCATTATTTTATATTATTTGTTATTTATTATCCTTGAGCAAATAAACCATCTTTATAATCTTGTGTAAGATCTGTCCAAGTATTTGTTAATGAATTATATGACCAAAATTGAACTACATCAATATATGCTTGAAATTGATAATCTGTATTGATAAAAATACCACTCATTGCGTACATTGTTCTATTTGCAAGTGCACTAGCGAATGATCCTGAGTTATTATATGTATAATCCCATCCTGCTTCTCTTATTATGTCTGTAGCCACCATTACATTTTCACTAATTGAACCACTAAGTGAAGCGGAATATGGATAAATTATATCTGCTAATTTCCACAATTCATAATTTTCATTATCATATGGAGCATTTGATTGTGATGGTGGATTTGGATCAGTTGTAACTAATCCTACTGCTCCATGAACTGCTCCACAGTTTGTAGATATAGCTGCTTGACCTTTACGGAATTGATATCCTGCAGATCCAGTAAAAGTAACTCCTATGTGTGGTGTACAAGATACAAATAACGTTCCTGTATCGGTGATATGTGAAGCATAAGCTCCAAATCCAACTGATCCTACAAATGGATATCCTGCTAATCCACCTGCCATAAATGGTCCTAGAAAAGACTGCATAGATAATGGATATTGTCCTAAATTTCCTGTAGCTGTAAATGCATCTACATCATCAGAGCAAATTGCTACAGCATGTAATACATCATTTGATGGGTAACCACTTTTTTGTTTAATATAATTTACAGTATATGTACCCCACACCTCTGTTAAAGAAGCACTTGGATAAAGTCCTCTTACAGTTGTTGTATATAATGATTGTGATGGATTTATTCCATTATTATCTGTAAGTGTAAGTTGACCTTGATTTACTGATAAAATTACAGTTCCTACTGGTGATGAAGTAGGAATTGGTCCGTTTTGTTGAAGTTCAATATAAGTTGGCATTTTGTTTTTAGTTTTTGTTTATTATAAATATTAGTTATTTTTGTTTTAATTAATCCCAGTAAAAGTCATTGTCAATTGTCCATGCATTATTCATCCAAATTGCTCTTGGAACATCTTTTCTCCAATTACCAAGTACATTAGGATCTGAAAATGCTTGCCATCCTCCTGGTCCTCCTGATAATTGTCCATAGTATTCTGGTTTGCGAATACTATCTATCCATATTTGTATTCTAGCTGCATTTCCACCACCTAAATTAACTCCATTACCTGTCACTATTAATTCTACTGATTGTCCTTCGTATTGTCCTTCTGGTAAGTAGTAATGTAAATATTGTGTATTAGCATCCCATCCTGTTGTATCTATTGAATAAACGGATTGTTGACCATCTAAGCGAGTTGCTACTGTTGAATAGTTTGAAAGTAAATTTGCAGTATTATTTTTAAATCCTAAATTACTGTATCCTGTATTATTTAATTGAGGAAATCCATAAGCTTGATTTGCTTTATCAAATGTTATTATTGTGTTATTATTTGAAACAATTCCAGGACCTACTACCGAACCTGGTCCTGTTATTCCTTGATTAGCTATTAAACTTCCACTAACTATAACAGTTCCATTGTTAATTAATTCACCTAATATAAGATATTGAGCATCTTCTTCTACAATAAAAGTACAATTTAATGGTATTAATAAATCTCCATGATTAATAATATTTTCATAACTTTTAATAGTACTAATATTGTCTGTTTGGTTTTGTAAAAACGGTGTATATATAATATTTCCATTTACAATTAATGAACCCGTTATTGTTTGATCACCTACAAATGAATTTGATCCTGATAGTATTCCTAAACTATCAATAGTACTTTGAATAACTTCTCTTACTTTTGATGCTGTATTCTGTTTGTTTAAAGCGTCAGTAATATTAGTATTTAAAAGTACAGTTAGCTGGTTTTTTGTTTGTTGTGACATTTTTTTTTATTATCTAGTATAAATATGTTGTTATTTGTTATCCAAATGAATCATCAAATGAATCATCAAATGATCTATATATTTGAGGATAACTTCCTCCTCCTTTATTTTCTCCCATTATTTGTTCTGTTACTGTTATCTTAACTACATCTGGTATTTTCTTTAATGCGTTCATATCTTTTTGTAGTACGTCTGGAATTATATATCCATTCATTTTAATACTAAATGTACTGCTTACTGTTCTTTCCTCTTTATCCGCTAATTCATTTTTAATAGCAAACGAATTAATCATCGCTCTAAACTGAAATCTTGAAGGATCGCCCCAATATGAATCAGATGCATATTCAATTGCTTCTACGATTTTATTGAGCTGATCCATGTAATAAGTATTGATGGCACAACTATAAGTTACTGTGATATAATCTGGGATTACTACTGCGTAATTTACTTTTTGTGGTATAACATTATTTAATACATTAAAATTGTCGTATGCGTTTTTACTACTATATTTTTTTCTAGCTATTGAAATATTGTTTGGATTATTTGCATCTAATTTATTTGCTACTGATCTTACTTTTTCAATGTTATCCCTTTTAAACATAAGGATAGGCATCATAATTCTACCTTGAGAATCTCTAAAATACCCAAATTTTTGAAATGAAGCCCATTTTTCAGGTGAACCATAAATAATAGGAACTTCTATTCTTTCTCCATTTTGTAATACAAATGGTTTAATTACATTTTGAAAATAGTAAAAAACAGCCTCATCAATATCTTGAATACCAATTGAAAATGGTTTTACAGAATCATCTGTAAATGAAAGTTGATTTCCTCTATTTACACCATTAGCATAGTTAGGATTTCCTACCTCAGTATCGAATGCTTTATGTTGTTCCACACTGATTTCTCTTTGTGGTTTTGGAACTGGTGTTCTACTATTTTTAGCCATTACAATAATCTCGTTCTAATAATGTTAACTCTATCACTAGGACAATAATGACACTCTGCAGTAACTGAAACATTATAACCAAATTCAGCTAATCCTGGGTTAGTAGGATTTACATTATATGGATAATCAGGATCTTTACCACCCCAAAACTGTGTAATATTTGTGTTATCTACTTCCCAATAACTTTCTTGATATAATATAATATCTCCTACTTCGGGATGCACGTTTGCATCAACTAAATCGTCTCTTAAGAATGCAAATGACATTGGCCAGTCAAAGTTAACTCCTAATTCACTTGTAGGACTTACATTATCACCAATAGTTATTAAAGCATATAATAATACTGGTTGTTCAAAAAATTTCCCTCCAGATGATTCACCATACATATTAATTTTTGTTTCAGCCAATTTGTATTTGTAAATAGCACACTGTTGAGAAATAACGTTTCCCATTACTTCTCTATTCATATATCTTAGAAACGAAGCGTCTCTACTGGATGCAAATAATGCGCACATATTTTAACCGATAAAAATTGTCATAGGTGATCTTGATAACTCTTCCATTGCTGAAACTCCTTCTGCTGATTTTCTAGTTAGTAAAGATTGTCTACTTGTTTCATCTAAATATACTCTTAATCTTTCAATTAATGCTCCTTTTTCTGTTGTTGCAGCTGTAATTAAATCTGATTGATTTAAGGTAATTTCTTTACCTGGTATAGGAACTTGAGTATATTTTCCACGAACATATCCTAACATTTCTTTACATAATGATAATGTGTATTCAAATATCCATTGTCTACCAATTGAATTAATTTGAGAATAAGTTGGATTAACAAAATTAGCATTTGAAACATTTGTTACAGCTCCTGGTGTCTGACCAATAGCGCTATCTGCTCTTTCTTGAATACTAATATATTGAAACCAAATTTGATGATCGTTGTCAACTGGGATTGGGAATATTCTTAGTTTGTTATTTATTAACTCAAATGTATAATCAGGTAATGATACTTGATTTTGTATTTCAACTGCTTGTGTCGTTTGGATTAATAAACTTGTAGGATACATTAAAAATCCTGTTGAACCAAATAACCCATAAGTACCAACTGCCGGAACACCCCCTAAACCTGAGAACATATTTAAGTTGTATACTTGATTTACTGCAGGTATTGGTTGCCAAAATATTCTTTTTATTTCTATTCCTCCTGTGATGGAATTATCTATAGCCCATTGACCTAAATCGTAATCTTGTATTGAAGCAGTTGATGAAACAGATCCACTATACCAGTTTACATTTCCTCCTACTCCTGCTTCTTCTCCATATTGTGTAGTTAATCTAACTATATTAGCCATTGTTGGAGTAACAATAGCATGATTCATATTTGAAGCAGTTGGTGCTCCTAATACATTTAACATGTTGTCTCTTACTTGAAAAGCATACAATTCATTACCATATGTAGTAACTGCTTCTTCAAAAGCAGTATAAAAGTTTAAATCTTGCAATTCAACTTCCATAATGGGGTATCCTAATCTTCGAGCACAAAAAGTTGTTACTTTATCTGCGTCGACTTGAAATTGATAGTCGTTATCATAAAACCCAAATGGAGTATCTCCAGGGAAAAATGAGCTAGAACCAGGATAAATAGGGATATTCATAATGATAATTTATTATAAATATGGTTAAAGGACAAAAATGCTCCAAACATTTAAGTATGGAGTACTAATGTTTATAAATTTAATATTTTTTAGTTTTGAAAATCTTCAGGTGTTTCTGCTAATATAGCATATCCTGGGTCTCCATCTGTTTTTTTAAAATTAAGAATATTTCCGTCGATAGAAGGATTAATAATTACATCAGACCTTTCATCTAGAAATGTTTGAACATCATCTGTTAGTTGACTAATACCCATATTTTCAGGGCAATCTGGTCTATTAAAGTAAATTAGTGTTTTCATGTTTTATTTATTGCTATTAAAAGTAAATTCTGTCCATTCACCATTTACCCATACGTATGCTTTGTTATTATCTGGTGTTGGCTTAGGAGTTTCGCAGCTAAAATTATTATTTAAAATCCATTCATTAAAGGGTATTAAAGAAGTAAAAGTATTATTAACTTCATTCCAAACATCTCCTACTCCGGCGTAAGTGTTTGTTGAATTAGATCTATAAAATGCCTGTTTTATAGTATCGTATGGATATATAGTTTTTACATTTAGCGATTCTATATAATCAATACCAAGTTGTTCAACCTGAGAACCACTTACAGTAATAGTTTGATGATCGATTAACATAACTGCTATTACAATGTTTTCTTTAATTAATACAAAATTTGCCATTATTGAAATTTATACTTTATTATTACAATGCCTGAGCCTCCGTTTCCGCCTGCTCCTGCTGCGAGGTAATTACGACCACCACCACCGCCACCAGTATTATCAGCACCATTATTACCTGGGTTACTATTTTGAGTTCCATCACCACCACCGCCAACTCCTCCAGTACCACCTGCACTAAAACCTCCTCCTCCGCCTCCGCCTCCGGCATAGTAAGCTCCATCTCCACCACCTATCATTGAGAAAGTTCCTGCTCCGCCATTACCTCCTTCATATCCTGTACTGCTTACACCTATAGCTGAAGCACCGCCACCACCACCGCCACCATATATGCCGGCAGTGCCAGATCCACCGTCATTACCTTGAGCTGCTGTTGCTGCTCCTCCATCACCATCTGCATCGACAGTGTGGCCTACACCTCCTCCCGATCCACCAGCTCCGCCGTCTAATGTACCTCCATAATATCCTCCATAACCTCCGCCTGTTGAAGTAATATTATCAAATACCGAATTACCTCCTTGAGTTC